TCTCCTGATCGCTCATAAGGGTGTTCAGGTTGTTCGCGATTGTCGCACCGTAGTTGCTCCGCATAGCCGCGATGTCCTTTGCTTCGGACCCGTAATTACGCGCTTTGACGTCCGTCCCCCAAGACGAGGCGCCGATCCCCCGCGCGGCCGCATCCGCGTCGATGCTGGCATTCGTGCGCTGCGTGCTCTGCTTGCGTTCGTCAACCGCCGCCTGATACGACGGCTGTAACGCACCTTCCAGCCCGGCGCGGATCTCCGCGCGCGATCGCGGCTGATAATCGATCTTCGCCGCCTCCGGAAGCAGCATTGCTTTGAGCTGCTCATACAGAGCTGTCACATCTGCAGGGATGCTCGCCGTGGTTGTTTCTAGTGCCATACTATCCCTCCTCGAGCTTCTTCAACCTCGCGAGCAGATCCTGAATCGCGAGGTTGTGCTCCGTGAAATTTTGGTTGATGTTGTCCGTGTTCTGCGTGATCATGGTGTCGTAGTCCTCCGGCGTTTCGTCCGGAGTGATTCTTTTGGGCAGCTGCACCGGCAGCGGAGAACTTAAATCATACGCCACTCTAATCCCCTCCTGGCTCGTAGATGATTTCGATGCCGCCGGTCAGCCGGAAGTATCCGCCCGCCTCGTTCATGATCTTCATCCAGAATGTTTTTGCTCCGTTCGACAAATCGACTTTCAGCACATCTTCGATGTTCTCCGGCATCTCCTGCTTGATTTCCTGCTTGGCACGGCCAACCCAAAGTTCGATCAGCACGAACCCGCCCTCTCCGCGCATGTACAGCGCTTTGAATGTCTTGGTGATTGATTTTTGCGATAGATCCGTCACAGGCGTTGTCCAGTAGGCTTCGATCGGAGCTCCATCGTAAGAGGTTCCCTCGCCCCATCTGTAAACGTAACGGCTGTCGTTGATCATGTACATCGTCCCGTTTTTTGATGCAATGTCGACCACATTGAAGCCGTTTCGGATCATGTAGGTTCGCTCCGTCATGTCGAAAACGATGATCGAATCATCATACTCGCCATCACCGCGCCGCAGCGTGAAGTATAGCCTGTCGCGGTTTTCGCACGCTTTGCACATGCTGACATCAGCGTCTGCAAGCAGGGCACGGATCTGCCGAGCTGCCGCCGATAGCACCGCCGTTTGCCCATTGTGGTAGTACATTCCCGCGCGCGTGAGCCAGTACGGAACGTCGCCATATGCGACGCACCCGGTGTTGCTCATGGTCTCGACATCCAGATTGACCTGGCTTAACCGGAAATTGCTCGGACGATCTCCGAGCAGTCGGTAGAGTGATGTTTCTTTGAAGATCAGCAGCTGAGTGGACAACGGCTGAAGCCCGATGATCGGATCTGAATTCGTGTTTCCAACATCCATGAACCCGCCGCTCGCAACATCCGAATACTCATCCGCGGACCAATCCTCGATCGATCGTGTGTCCCCCGGCGGTTGGCTCCAGTAAAGTCGGCTCGGATGATCCGTGTCCCCAGCAGCAAAGAAGCGGCTGAAATGGATCGCTGTGAAATTGCACGCGATATCGCTTACCCCTCCGCGAACCTTTGCAGTGTTGCCAACCGCCAGCTCTCCGGTAAAAGGCTCTGCAAGCGTGACCACCGTGCGCGCCGCGTCGACCGAGGATACCGTGCTGGAAACTCCGTTGAGTTGAATCCCCACGTCGATCGTGCGCTGCTTCCACTGCTCTGAGATTGCTGTTCCCAGCGTCACCGCCGTGACGCCATACACCGTTTGCGATATATCGCACGTCGACCCCGATGTGAGTTTGACAACCGCGATATCATTCGCCAACCACGCCGGAACATAGTTTGCGATGTACTCCGTCGTGCTGATCTTGATTTTAATTGAAGTTGCCGATATGACCGCGGAAGGAACCACGAACGAGAGCTCGCCATTCAAAGCATACGCCAATCCGGCCGGCATGGTCAGCGTGTATGTTCCAATACCGCTTGCTTCAGCATACGTAGCCGCGGTCGCCTTTGACATGTTGTGCGTGATAGCAGCAATCGTTCCTTCATAGACAAAGGAGCCCGACCCGAACAGCGTTGCCGCTCCGGATCCGCTCCACTTGATCAGCTGCATTTCGCCGTTTGCAATAACCAGATAGTCCGTCGTTCCGATCCTGATCTCTTCAAAGTCCCATTCGTTGGATGAGATTCCTTCCGTATAGGTGTAGACTTCTTCCCACGCGGCCCCGCTCCACCAGTAGACCTTGCTTCCGGCGACAACAACGAGCTTTTCCCCGTTGGTCGTTCTCCAGACGTACATACGCCGGATTCTTCCTGTGCCCGGCACCGGCACGCTGATGTGCTTCACATACCCTTTTGCAACCGCGAGATCGCCGTTTTCGGTATCCATGTTCTGCGCATCGGGCGAGAAACCGGAGTCGAGCACGTTTTCCGAACGCGACTGATCAATCCCCTTAAACCCCTCGACGCGATACTCTTTCAGCGCCATCTGGTACCTCCGGTTTACGAGAACACGTTCAGAAGCGAATACTGATCGCTGCCGCCGATGTTCCCGTGGTAGTCGTTTTTCATCTGGTCATATTTTTCCTTGGCCATGAACGCTCTGTCGCGGTAACTCGCGTCCTTGCTCATGTAGAAGCGATACGCGATATAAAGCGGGATGGCTGCATGCAGTGAGCCGGGGACGTCAGGAGACTCCTGTCCATCCTTCATATCGGCCGGCGCATACTCGTATGTCACCGTCGCCGTTCCGCTTGTCGCTCCGGTGATCAGGATGCTGTCAGAATCTTCCGAGGTAAATCCGCAGGCCGCTCCGCCTACCTTCACAGAGGACACCTTCAATACCTCGCGCGGAAAGGCCGACAGCATGATTTTCCCATCGGTGACTGCGAGATCATCCGTTCGCTTCTTGCGAACATGCCGCGCCAGATCCAGCTGCGCTTCGTTGGCAAACACGGTAAACCGATCGTTCCATTCGCTTGTTTTTTGCGCGTCCGATGAATTCCCCGTCTGCTCGAGCGCATTTGTGATAATCTGCTCCAATGATAAGGCCATATCCGGTGTCCTCCTTGTTTCGTTACAGGGCAGTCAGGTTGAATGCCTCGAAGTCGCCCTTGAGCATCTCGTTCTCGTTGAGAACTTTTTCGCTTTCGCGAAGGATCAAAGCAACCGAGCGCGGAACGGACACCATCTCACCCTTCAGGGGTCTCCACCAATGGCCATTGATGCAAACCTCGGCGCGGGTGTCTTCTTTGGTACGTTTCGCGATGTAGATGTTCACCATGGGGTCGGTGTTCACGCTCTCGGCCGTGTTGTCCTCGATCGCCCTAAGCGCCGCATCGGAATCCGACTTGGCCGCCTTTGCCGCCGCTGCATCCTGCTTTTTCTTGTCGGCAGCCGCTTTGTCCTGTGCCTTCTTGTCGGGGTTCGCGCCGGTGGTCGCTGCCGTTGCGGTCTCTTCGGCAGGCTGCGTTCCTTCGGCGACTTCGCCCGAATCGATAAGCTCTGCGGGGAGATTGTTGTTCGGTTTTGCCATGATAGATTTTCCTCCTCAAAATAGTTTTAGGGGATGGCTCTCGCCACCCCCTTTTTGTGTTACATGCTGACGGTGTGCTCGATGCGCACCAGCCAACTGTTTTGCAGCAGAGCTGCGGTGAATGCACCGACCTTCGCGCCGACGGTTGCGCGCTGGTTGAGCGGATCCGTGCTCCCGCCAGATCCAAGGCCTTTGAGAATCGTCTCGATTCCGCCTTCGCCTTCAACCTCAACGACGCCATATGCGCCCTCGCCGAAGATCAGTGCCGCATGCACATCAATGCCGGCTTTTGTTGAAGCATCCAGCGCGCCAGCATCTTCGCTGTAGACCAGCACGTCCGCTGAAATCGCGCTTGCGACCACGGCTGAAAGCGTGATCGTCTTGGTTGCCTTGTCACAGGACGCGACCGTGTACTCGGTCGTACCGATCTTGATCTTCGCGCCTGCCACAAGGTATTTGGCTGCGGCGTCGGTGATGTCATCCACCACGACGTTCGCGCTGCCCGCGGAATGGGACGCGACGGCGGTGAGCACGCTCTGATGGTAGACTTTTGCTTCGTTGCTTTCGACGAAAACAACGCCAAACAGGCGGCCGATTTCGCCGTCATAGATCTGCTCAGCGTTTGCGTACTTTGAAACATCCTGCCAAAGCGTGTCGCTTTGCAGATCGAAAGTTGAATCCGGCGAGCAAATGCAGATGAAATGCGGGCGGCGGCTCTTGCCATCCGGCGATTCCTTGAACATTTTCGCGTTCGCTTTCTTCAGCGTTCGAACCGCGCGACGGACTTCCAGCACGGTGAACTTGTCACCCGACACGAGGCTCAGGCGCGTGGTTCTGCCGTTGGCGAACTGAACGTTCGTTCCGGAACACATCGCATTGCGCGTGACGCGCTCGGTCACGGTGCCCAAGAGGTCGCCGAGGAGCGTCGTACCCTTCTGCACCACGCTGTGATACGAGTGCTTCTTGATCATGTCCGACACTTCGATGTGTCTGCCGTACTGCGCTACTTCGGCGCCGATCGTCGAGCCGACCATGCTCAGCGGGCTCGGCGTTACGCCTTCCGTGAGCGGAGTCATTGCTTCGTCCGCGTCAAACGGTTCGTACCGGTCGAAATACACCAGAGTGCCCTGGTTGGCCGGAATCGACTTTTTCTGGCCATACAGCTGATGACAGAACTTCGGCTTGGCATTTTCAAGCAGATTCTTGTCGTAGTACGCTTTGTTCTCAAGGGTATTGCCCTTCTGTACCATTGTCATTTGAAGTTGCCTCCTTGGTTAAATTAGATTGTTGTCCTTTTGATATTGTCTGTACTGCTCCCGCGTCATACCGTGGAAGTTCGGCGGTCCGACCGCAGCGGACGACCGGGACGATTGCGGAACCTCCGCGCGCGCACGCAGCTTATCCGCAAGCACTTGCGGGGCATTCGCTGCCGCCTGCGACGCAGATGATGCCTGCTGCTGCAGCTGATAGATCTTGATCGCAGAGGCCGCGGGGTGCTCGTGCAGCAGTTCCGTAAATGCGATATCGTCGATCGCTGCATCAAGATCGAACCCTTCCGGAATATCGATTGACGCCAGCTCTTCCATGATCGCGTTGGCCTCATCGGTGACCGAGTAGGCGGCGGGCTGCTGCTGTTGATCCTGGTTCTGGATTTGCTTCGCTTCCTGAACGGGTGACTGGGCTTGCGCCGCCTGCTGCTGCTGGGCGTAAAGCATGCGCGCTATAGCGGGCGAAATGCCCTCGCGCTCAGCGATCGCTGCATAGAAGCCGTTGTCGAGTTCCTGTAGCGCCTGCTCTTCGGTGATTCCTTTGCTACGCATCAGGTCCGTGACAAGGCGCTTTGCAACGACCCTGTAAGGATCTGCTTCCAGCTTTTCGGCATACTTGCGCTCTTCCTGAGTGCGAACACGATCGCTTTCCTTGTCGAACGCTTTTCCGATGTCCTTCTGCGGTTGCTGACGCGTGAACCGGTTCTGTGTGAAGTCTTTACGCGGCTCAATGCCCCGCGTATCAGCCGACCGCTGCGCGTCAACCGCACCGGCGTCCTTTTGCCCCGCGGGTTGCGTTGCCTGACCTGCAGCGGGTTGCGCCGCGGGTTCGGGAGCAAACGCAAATTCGGGAGCGGACTCAACGGCAGATCCTGCCGCGGCACCCTGATCGGCTGCCATATTGACCGTTTCATTCATGTGTTTCTCCTCATGCGAAAAGCGGGGATCACCCCCGCTCTTCATGACCGTTTAGGTAGGCCGTCAACGCCTTATTTATGCGAGCACCGCGTCCGGTGGTTGCATCTGCTGTACTTGCCCTGCAAGCTGTGCCTGTTGCTGCCCCGCCTGATCCATGGCCTGCTGCTCTACCAGTTGCGCCGGATCCGAAGGTTGCGGGGTTTCGTTCATCTTGGAAATGATCGCATCCTTGCCCTCGATGATCACCAGCTCGAATCCCTGTTGCGGCGTGAGAATGCCCGTTTTGACGCATTCGGTGATGAAGCTGTTATGGATCTCCGTCGACCACTTGTTCTCGACCTCAACCTTAATGCTGATTTCGAACTCGATCGGAACGTCGACACCGGATTCGGTTTTTCTCCGCAGTATCCCGGATTCAAACTTCGCACGCCGAGTAACTTTGTCGTGTTTGACAACCACCTCGCGCGGAAGAACGTTGAACTCGCGCTCAGCCTCGACCTCTTTCCGCACGCAGCGCTTGAAGTCATCCATGAATCGATCGGAAAGGGATCGCATCCGCTTATTCGATGCCTGCTGCAGCGACATGATCGCACGAGCCGAAGTGACGCCGGCATTCATGTTTCCCTGTGACACATCGTTTGCGCCGCTGGTTTCGTACATCCCCTGCCGCATGCTGCCGATGTAAGTGAGCAGGTAATCCGGAAGCGCCGGAGTCTGAAACCATGTGATGCCGCTGAGCGATTCACCTTTATGAACCTGCTTCCCGAAGTCGCGCAGATCATCTGCATCAAATCCACAAGCCTCGGTGACAAGCAGTTTCATCTTACTTGCCAGAACCGCGTTGACGGCAACCTGTTGATCGAGCTTGTCGGCCATGAGTTGCTGGTCTCCGTGTACATCCACCATGCCATGGCCGAGCGGAGATCCCTTACGCTCGAACATGTACGTGAGAACGAACGGATACTCGCCGTCGGTGAAATATCCATTCGGTTTCTGAATCCTGCTGTCTCCGAGCAGCTTTTTACCGGCAATCTGCGCCATATGAACGCGGTACCCGCCGACGCCCTCGTACATATCCGGAACAAATTCGCGCCACCAGTATTCAAGCATCAGCGCGCTCTTTGTCCCGTCAAAGGTGACTTGCGGATCGCGCGCCTTTATCTGCGATTCAGTGGCGAATTGACCTTTGTAATGCGGGTATTCGTACTCCAGCCAGTCGATCGTGCGCGGAATCACCTTGATCACAGCTCGGCTGTCTTGGATATCCTCCGTAGCCTGCGGATCGAACATGATGTTGAAGACGTCAACCCAACGAATGAACGCACCTCCGAGCCCTCGGTTTGCACGGACGTCGTATCCGACCTCCTGAACGCAGTAGCCGCTGACCAGCAGATCGTGGACGAGCCGCGCATATTCTTTCTTGTAATGTGCGGAATCGTGGTTCTGCCGGATTACAGCTGATACGATTTCAGTGATTTCATTGTCATCCGGTGTTTCCGGAAGGATCGTCGCCTGCGGGTAGCGATCCATCAGCTCAGACTTCGCACTTTCAATGGCCGAGTGAAGCGCCGGTGTTACCGGGCGCGGCTCGTTTTCGTCTTTCTTCGTGATCTCATCCCAGTGCTTGTTCTTGTAATAAAGCTCGCATTTTTCGAGCCGCTTAAGCTCCCCGGCATATGCGCTCTCGTACTCCGTCAGCAGCGCGTAAGCTCTACTAACGAGTTCCGGATCGTCCAGCTCTCTGGGTGCCGCCTGCGATGCGTCCTTCGGTGGATCCGTAAATGCTTCTTTGACAGCGTTTGCCGCCTTCTTGACCTTTTCACCAAGTTTCATAGACCCCTCCTATAGGCTGTAGAATCCGTCGCCGCTTTTCTTTCCGCGGTCGAACGGGTCAAACGGTTTAATGTCAGGTTTCGCAATAACCACGGTCGGTGACGGACGAGACATCACGCCATATCGCAACGATTCCGGCGCGTGATCCTCAAGTCCATCAGCAATATCCTCGACGTTGTGATCGTCATAGATCATTTCCGGCAGCGTGCGGATCAGGTTGACGCAGTTGCTGCAGATCATAAGCCGCGGGAACCCGTCATCCATTTTCGCGAGGTTCGCGCGTACGCGCTGCCAGCCAGGCACGCGCGAGTTATCCGCGCGCAGCAGCGGAACACCA